ACCGAGGTCTCTTTCATATTGCTTAAGTTGTTCTTCAGTAATAGTTTCATTTAATGTCTCAATATCTGTTAGTTTCATGTTAGGAAACAATTCTGCTAATTTAAGTTTGCGTTTTTGATTACCTACAAACGCTTCACTCACCGCGTCAATGTCATCACTATCCGCTCTAGGATATATCTTCTTGTAATACTCTTTAATATCTTTCAGTTTAGCTGCTATTTGTAACTTGCTTACCTTAGGGCTGATGTTAGGTATCCACTGATGAAATTGTTTACCTGAACCCGGGCTACTAGCACACATCATCAACCATTGTAGTTTGGGATGCTTTTGAATATTCTCATTGAACAAATACTTGTTCGCATACTCAGCCGTACTCATTACATAATAACGACTTAATCCTTCACTGCCTTTAATAGCACTAAGCCATTGAATCATAGTAAAGGGTACAAACTTCTTTTGTTGTTCAGGACTTAGTCTGTCGTAGAAATCATAGTCCTTCTTGTCAAGTGCGGCAAGGACCTCAAACAAGTCTAAATCTTGTTTGTCAAATTTTTCATCAACAGGAGTTGCTGCTTTTCTTGTTACCATTAGAATGCCTGTGCGTAATCTATTATCTCACAGTTACGACTAATCTCTTTTACAAAATATACACATTCGGGTTTAGGTCCATCATTCAATGGAACACATAAAAATTGTCCGTTCTTTAATCTAGGAGCATACCATGTTACATCGTGATAGATATCTACAATCTCAATAGGTAGAAATGTAGGACTAAAACTTGTTAATGGATTAAACTCAAACGCATTGAAACCTCTGTCATTGATACTTGTTAGTGGCAATGTCTCTAAATCACCATGTTCTTTTTCACCAATCAATATCTGCCAATCTACTGGCATCTTAATTGTATGCTTACCAATTCTCAGTACAAGTGCGGGTGCGTTGAAACTTTCTAAAAAGATTAATGGGATATAATGATAGTCTACATTAGTCGGGTTACTATTATCTAGTATTGCAAATCGTAAATCATCTATCTCCTCTGGCAATGTCTCTAAGTTATAGTATTCGTTATCCAAGGTAAGTATTCTCATGTTGTTATTATATCATTTATATGTTAGTTTTTCTACGTCAAAAGGGTAGTTAGCCTCTTTGTAGAATGCTTTTCTTTGTGTAAGATGCCGTTTTGCAAACTTACAATTACTTGTGATATCCCAAATCTGTACGAAATTTTTATCTTCGGCTTTACGAATACCACGACCAATACTTTGTATCACACGAACAAAACTCTTACCCGGTTCAATGAGAACAAGATTAAAGATTCGGGGAATGTTAATACCCACGGCTGCAACGCCATATGTAGCAATAATGATTTTGTTAGTTGCTGTAGCAACCTCATCATACTGTTCTTTGCGTTCATCCATACCAGTATTGCCTGATACGAATACAACATCATATTCTGTTTTGAAATTACGCAATAGTTCACCTAATCTATTGTGTAATTCTTTACCTGCTGCTACTCTATCAACTAATATCAATGTGTTGCCACTATTTTTAATCACATCGACCAATTGAGTAATTTTATTTAATCGTTTATCATCTTCAAGTAAATGTTTTAGTTCAGATTGGTAATTACTAAACTCAACGCCATCTTGTAGTTGTACAATGTTTACATGACATTGTGCTAATACCCCTCTATCTTGTAATTCACTAGCGGATAGCTTGTTAATCACATTACCAAGACTGATAAAGATAGCTTGACTTGCGAATTTTTCTTTAGGTATAGTTCCAGTCAAGCCCCAACGTATTGGGATGTTGCTCATTACACCAGTAAGTAATTCTTTTAGAGCATCTGCTTTGGCCATGTGAACCTCGTCTACCATGACACAAACTACCCCTTCAAGAAAATCACCAATCTCAACTTCTGCTTCACCTGCTTTTGTTTTCTTAAGCATGTTGTTAAGACTTTGCCAAGTACAGATTGTATGCGTTTTGTTATATTCTTTTCTATCACCAAAATATACACCAACATCTAGTCCAAGATTAATGTAATCGGCTTCTGTTTGTGTTACTAAACTCTTGTTTGGGACGATAACAATACTGCGCCCGTAACTTTCAATAGACCAACTTAGTGCTGCTGTGATTAATGTCTTACCCGCACCTGTCGCAATCTCTTGTAGTGATTGTGGATTCTTTAGAAACTCATTAATGATTGATATTTGATAGTCACGCAATACTACAGGTTGTCCTGCGATGGGATGACCTTCAGGCCAATTCTTATGTTTGAACGTAGCCTCGGACACTTCATTAAAATTGAATGTTGTACTATATGTGCGTAGGTCCTCTAGTTCAATGTCATAACCTTTTTCATCTATGTAAGGAAGTATTTCGGGTAATAAATTGACATAGCTACTACCACCTAGACTAAAGAAACTTACCTTACCATTCCATCTACCTAGACGTACCGCGGGAAGATATCTTGCTCCGGGCACTTCGTACTCAAACATCTTTACCAGAGATTTCCGTTCAGTCAATTCTAGACCTTCAATCTTTACATTGACTTCATCCCTGACGATTATTTTACATTGTTTCATAATTAGTACTTAGTATAACAGAAACAAATAGGTAAAGCAAACATAAAGGCAAAAAAAGGGGAACCAAGTTCCCCTATAAAATCTATATATAAAGAAAAGTCAATTAAGCATTTTTCATACAAGTTGTACGTGCAAGATTTTTCCAGTTTGCTGGGCTAATCTTAACTAGATCAGCAATCTTCAAGCACATACGCAAACTCAATTCACGCAGTTTGCCGTGATTTTCCCACATGAAATCTAAGATTTCAGTAGATTGGGCTTCTTCAAAATTGTAGTCGGCAAACAAACCACCTTCAGCGTCACGATGGACCTGTTTGATACGCAACATTTTGTCACGCTCACTATTGATAGTGAGGTCCAGAAAGTGACAACGACTTTGCAATGCTTCCAAGTGATCTTGCAATTTCTTGCTTTTCACGTTTTCAAATTTCAAGTTAGTGATAAAGATAGCACTACCATTGAAGTTGAATTGATTCGGGATACCTTCATCACGTAGCAAACGTGAATCAGAGTTCCAGCAAATCTTGCGAGTCTTGCCACTATCCAATGCTGCCTTCAGAATGTTCAATGCCAACTCATCGGCGAACACGCTATCACAGTCATCAAAAATCAATACATTTTTTGTGTCAGAATATTTGTACAGTTGAGCATACAAACCTAGTGCTGTCATAGCACCTTTAACAACATTGAAACGCACACGTTTGCCAGCAATTTTGTCAAACATACTTGACTTTTCCATTTGCTTTTCAACACCGTGACTCTTGCCGACACCGGGCGGGCCTGATACGATCATAGCACGAATATCACCACTGATACAGGCAGCTGACATTTCATCAAGAATACCGAAACGCATAGCAATGCGGTCCATTGCCTCTTGTTCAGTTTCTTTGGACACTTCTGTTTTTGTTTTAAACTCTACTACATTATCTACCACGTGATCTCCATTTAAAAATTCAATATCTTCAATGCTTTCTACATTGACACGTACTTGAGGTCCACCCATTGCAAACTGCCCGTCATTTTTAACAGTAACGAATCCACCCTTCTTACCAACCTGATAACCTTTGACTAGTGTGAACACATCACCAGCAACAGGGTTATTACGATAAGAACCAGAGAGAATGCGAATAGTTGACATAGATAAATTCCTTTAATTAACTGATTAAGACTCTATTATATACTAAAACCCATTTATTGTCAATAGTCGGTGAACCCTAGATTGTACATTGCACTACGAAATGGCTCCGGGCTTTTTGGGTTGGCCCACATATAAACATCGTCACGGACCTGATCAGTGCAATTGAATTCAAACAATTCATAAATTTGATCGTTTGTGGACACTTCACATTGCTGAATAAATTCTACGATACTAGTAATCATTTTTGATTCCTTTATTAACTGAACAAGATTGAATTATACACCCAATACCATTTATTGTCAACCCTGGACCTCTGACTGGCTATCATTTTTTATAGTCAATTTTCAGTTTTTTAATCTGATTAGTTGTAAATTTGCTAATAGTATACTTTCCTGTACGTTCATATCCCAATAATTGTAATCCCGTGAATCCGGATACTGTATTAGATATAGGAATTATAGCGCCCACTTGATTAGTAGAATCAGCCAATTGGGGGAACATATCAGCACCATCGATGACTGTAAAATTGCCCTTTCCATCATTAATAAAGAAAGTTGTACCCCATACCTTTTTACCAGTATTGCGTGTTGAAAAATAATGTGCTATTACATCCATATTGCCATCACGGTTAATGTCATATGGGATGAGATTAAAATAATACCTGTATCCTAGATTGTTATTTGATTGTGTAACTGATGTAAATTTGCGACCATCGGTATTTGAAAGTACGGTGTACCCTGAGTCCTCTGACATAGATAACCCACCGTTTGCTAAAATATTATTATAATCAGGAGTATTTTTATCTGTAATAGTATTTGGCGGGTAGTAAATGATATGTGTAGATATTGAAAATACATCCATCTTACCATCATTGTTAGCATCAAATGCTATTGCCGACACTTCAGCACTATTTGTAAGTTTTACTGGCCAGCCCGGGACTACAGTGTTTATAACACCTGAATGAAACCAATCATATCCACCTTGACCAAACGGACCAGTTGGCAAAGTATTTAAAGTCAAAACATCCAATCCATTTGGTCCACCATATACGATAACATGATTCTTTCCAGTCCAATCTCCTGTAACTAGCAAATCATCATATCCATCACCATTGAAGTCAGCAGTAACCATTGAAGTTTGTTTATCTAAATCATTACTTACCCATGATGATATCGGATTAGCTGATGTAGTAACTTGACTGTTATTTAATGATAGTAACATTGTTGTTCCGGGCACACAACCACTTTCCTGAGCAGGTAGTAAAATTTGTGTTTTATGGCTGCTATCAAATTTGCCTACTGCTATAGCATAAGACCTTGATGAGTTTTCTGGAATAGAATTACTATTATTTGTAAATGATCCATTATTATTAATGGCTACGCCAATTTTTGATCCAGTCCACGGTGGGGTATCAAGTCCGGCTTCTGACGCAATAATATCCTTTGATCCATCTCCGTTAATATCAGCATACCATATCCATGGTGAATGTAATAGTGTTGGAGCACCTTGAGGGAAATATCTATTAGTTAAATTTATTGTTGAGTTTTGATCACCGACCACAGTTAACGGTATGGGCACTTGTGGATAGGCAGATACACTAAACACAAATTCAGTTTTACCATCACCGTCTAGGTCTGCTAACAACCCTGAACGAAAATAATAACTTGTACCGGCGCCGCCGTAGATACTATAATCAATTAGCGTGGAACCTGATATTGCGATATCATTAATGTTCGTTGGATCTATCTGCGGTGTATTACTGGAG